ATAATGAGTAATTATAGTGAAATTAAAAACACGAATACTTGTAAATCAAATGGATATCTTACTGATACTTGCGAGACAAAATCTCAAAGTAAATACGAAGAAATAAAACCACAACCATCCAAATGTTCGGCATCAAAAAAAAAATATTACTGTCATTATAAGACAACAGGAGAACTTGTTTGTACTATAGGTATAACTGATATTCACGATTATTTAAGAAAAAAAAATCTTGTAGATATGAATAATTCGTATAAACAAAAACCAAATGGTACTCTCAAGGCGCAATGTTTATATGATGCTTTTGGAAATATGGTTTGTGATATTAATAGTAATTATTAAATAAATAAAATTGAAAATCATTTTAAGTAATTAAGTATTTATTTAAAATGATTTTATATTCAGATAATGATGAACGAATATCAGATTATGATAGACTTGATTTAGATGAAGAACTAGAAAAAAGTCCATGTCTGGTCAAATTATATAATATTTTTCATACAATTTCTTTGCTATTAAGTTCATTCTTAGTATCAAATACAATTTTACTAAAATATAAAAAACTTGATTATATTAACTTAGAAGATAATCTTTTACTAGGATTTTTAGTAATTGGTGTATTATATTTTTCCCATTCACTATTTTCTCTATCATCTTGTATGAAGAAACAGTATTTAAAAAATAGATGTCTTTATTTTTACTATGTTGTTTTTCTTAGTGAGATTTTTTATTTTGGTGGAATGTATGGATATCATAAGGAATATTATAATACTATAGAATTGAAGATTTTTACAATTTTAATGGTTGTGTTTCATTTTTTATTTTTCGTTTTATTAACTTGTGTAAAATGTTCTATGTAAATATCTATTTAAAAGTAAACTTGCAGATGGATTATTATCAAATTTTAGATATAAGTTATGATTCTGACGCAGATACAATAAAAAAAAAATTTAGAACATTATCAAAAAGTTATCATCCTGATAAGGGTGGCGATGAAAATAAATATAAACAAATAACTGAAGCATATACTGTACTTGGTGATAGTGTATCCAAGAAAAAATATGATAATTTATTATTTAGTAAAAAGAATAATATTGAGGAAGAAGATAAACAAGAAACTCGAAATGATCCATTTGAAAATGTTGTTAATCAATTTATGAAAAGTAATAGAAATTATATGGATTTTGATGATATAGAAGAACATACAACATATAAAAATTTAAAGGAGGAAAACATAAAGATCATAATAAAAGACTTATATAATAAGGGTTGTTTAACTGTAGATATTTTAGATACATTTGATAATAATCTTCCATTTGATATATCAAAAATTATTAATTTATGGAAAAAAATTATTGAAAGGGAAGAAATAGGAAAAAATATAAAAAAGGTATATAAAGTCTCAGTTAATATTTCCGATTTAATTGATAAGAAGAAAAGAAAAGTGATTATAAATAATGTAAAAAAATGTATTCAGTGTAATGGATTAAATTTATACAAATGTAGAGCATGTTATACTATTTATAATAAAAAATATGTAAGATGTTTGGAATGTAGAAATCAATTAAAACAAATTTATTGTAATGATTGCAAAAGTAAAGGATATACAAATAATTATATTAATTTGACAATTCCATTATATAAAAGAGAATTTACTACTAAAAACAATTTAACTATAAAAATTATTACAAAAAATGAGGAAAATTTTACCATAGTTAATGAACATGATTTAAAAACGAATTATGAAATAAATCTTTATGATTGTATATGTGGAACAACAATAAAAATAAAATATTTTAACTCAAAACAATTATCTATTAAGATACCAGCAAAAGTTCAATTAAATGTTCCATTTGTGGTAAAAAATTATGGTTTATTGAATAAGGAAGGTACAAAGAGAGGAAATTTATTAATTGATTTAATAGTTAAGTATCCAAAGAAAACGAGTCGTCATTTAAAGCAAATTTTATCTTAACATATTTAGAGATATTTTGATAATATAATAAAATGAGTACATTTGGAAGATTATATAAAATAACTACTTTTGGTGAATCTCACTGTAAAGCAGTTGGTGTTATTATTGATGGTTGTCCTCCAAATTTGCAATTAACTGAGGAAGATATACAAAAACAATTAAATCGAAGAAGGCCAGGTCAAAGTAAAATATCTACACCTCGTAATGAAGCAGATAAAGTCATACTTTTATCAGGTATTGAAAGGGGTATTACTTTGGGAACCCCAATTGGTGCGATTGTCAAAAATAAAGATATGAGACCAGAAGATTATAAATTTGATAGAAAAGAATATTTGGTTAGACCATCTCATGCAGATTTAACATATCATTTAAAATATGGAATACATGCTTCAAGTGGTGGTGGTAGATCAAGTGCTAGAGAAACAATTGGTCGTGTTATTGCTGGATCAATTGCCGAAAAATGGTTATTTGGAGAATATAATATCGAGGTTATAGCATGGGTTAGTTCTGTAGGTAATATAGATTTCAATATATTTGATTCAAAATATAGTAATTTATCAAAAACTTTAACACGAGATGATGTTGATAAAACAATTGTCAGATGTCCTGATAAAAATATAGCAAAACAAATGATTAAATATATAGAAAACTTAAGAGATATAGGTGATTCAACTGGTGGTGTTGTAAGTTGTATTTGTAGGAATGTTCCTGTTGGTTTAGGTGAGCCTTGTTTTGATAAAATGGAAGCAAAGTTGGCTCATGCTATGTTATCTATTCCAGCAACAAAGGGTTTTGAGATAGGTTCTGGATTTTCTGGAACTAAATTACGTGGTAGTGTCCATAATGATGTATTTATAAAAAAGGAAGATAAGATAGGTACAATTACTAATAATAGTGGTGGAATTCAAGGTGGTATAAGTAATGGTGAGGATATATATTTTAGAGTTGCTTTCAAACCAATATCAACTATAAAAATCGCTCAACAAACTGTTGATTTGGATGGCAATAGTAGAACATTAAAAGCAAGGGGTCGTCATGATCCTTGTGTTGTAAATAGAGCAGTTCCAATTGTTGAGGCAATGGCGTCAATTGTATTAATGGATAACATTTTAATTCAAAAAATGAGAAAATAAAATATTTTAATATACTATATAAAAAATGGTCGTTGATACTTTAGCACACATGTCTAGATTTTTTAATCCACTTTTCATTATCGATATGATTGTAAAAACCGCAATCCTTTACGCAGCTTCTGTCTATGTCAGTCAATTACTTGAAATTCTTATGTCTAAATTGCCATATGTTGGAGATGACATTGATAAAGGTAACAACTTTAAAACTTGGGCACAAGTTCTTATTCGTATTTCTGTTTGTGCACCAATTGCTTTTCTTTTCAGAACTTTAATAGAATATCTTGGTAACAGATTTGATTTCTTAGATGAAGTTATGTCTCCAATGTCCGCAAAAGGAGCATCTCTTATTGCAGGTATGGCTTTCTTCACCATGCAAGAAGGATTAGCTAAAAGAATTAAAGAATTAAAAACTGTTGTTAAGGATCAAATTGGAGGTGTTGAAAATTATACTCAACAAAAAGATAGTGAAACTTTTTATGGATATTAAATAACTTAAAGATTAAAATATAAATAAAATAATAAAATAATAAAATTGATTATAAATTAATTTTATTAAATCAATATGAACAATTCTTTTACAGTAAATTATACTGATAAGTACCATTTAGAAGAGAATGAAAAAACGGATGATGAGAATGTTCCAGTAAATAGTTCTACAACATGGGATATTATTAATAGTTATTTTAATCAAAACTTTGGTCAACAGTTAATAAGTCATCAAATTGATTCTTATGATAATTTCATTGAAAAAGATATTCCTCTAATTATATCTGAACATAATCCAATTATTGTAAATAAAATATTTACTGATGGTCGTTATTCGAAAATTCAATATCAAATTTGTTTTGAGAAACCGAATATTAGTAATCCAATTACAATTGATAGTATTGGACGAGTAAAAAAATTATATCCAGATGAGGCTCGTATTCGCCATTTAACTTATTCTATGCCCTTAAGTGTTTGTATGAAACAAACTGTAATTTATTTTGATAATGATAATATTATTGTAAAAAAGAGTAATACTTATGCGAACAGAATTGTAATTGGACATATCCCTATTATGCTTCGTTCAAAGTTTTGTTTAGTATCTCGTAATATTCAGAATTACGAACAGATAGGAGAATGTTGTTATGATTTAGGTGGTTATTTTATTATTAATGGTAGTGAAAAAGTCATTGTTTCACAAGAGAGAATGTGTGATAATAAGTTATATATTTTCAAAATGAGACAAACAAAATATTCTCATATATGCGAATGTCGTTCTAGTAAAAATATTAGTGATATTTACCATTTAATTCAAGTAAAAATTTTATCGAAGGATGGTTTAACTGGAAAGTGTGTTTTAAAGGTAAGAGTTCCTCATTTACGTGAGGATATTCCAATTTTTATATTATTTCGTGCTTATGGTTTTCTTTCTGATAAAGAAATTATTTCTTATATTACTGGTGATAAAATAGGAGATGAGTATAATGAATTATTAAAGCCTTCTATTATTGAAGCGTGTGATATTAATACTCAAGAAGAAGCTTTGAAATATATTAATACTTATTTAACAATTAAATCATCTAATACTTTAGATGTATTAAATCGTAGTGTTTTGCCTCATGTAGGTAATGAACCTAAGAATAAAGCGTTCTTTTTGGGTTATATGATAAAATCTCTATTGAATGGTATTCTTGGAAAATATAGTTTTTCTGACCGTGATCATTATGCAAATAAAAGGGTTGAACTTCCGGGAACATTGTTATCTCAAATTTTCCGACGATTATATAATAAAATGTTAAAAGATTTAAAAGCATCTATTTACAAAGAGATTAGTACTAGTTGTGAGGCTAATATAACTAAATTAATCAAACATTCAACTATTGAGAATGGATTTAAATTTTCATTAGCTACAGGTAATTGGAATATTAAAGCTGGTGTAAATAAAAAAGTAGGTGTTGCACAAGTTTTAAATCGTCTAACTTATTCGGCAACATTATCACATCTCAGAAGATTAAATACACCAATTGATAGATCTGGAAAATTAATCAAACCGAGACAATTACATAATACTCATATAGGAATTTTATGTCCATCTGAAACACCTGAAGGACAATCTGTTGGTATTGTTAAAAATTTAGCATTAACTGCTAATATTACAATTGGTTCATCTGGAGAGCCAATTAAGCAAATTTTATTAGATAATAATTTAGTTTTATTAAAAGATTTATCTTTTGATAATTTTGATAAAAAAACGAAAGTCTTACTTAATGGAAATTGGTTAGGTATTCATACAGATCCTGTAAATTTAATTCAAAAATTAAAATTTTTACGAAGATCTTTAAAAATTAATTATCATACATCACTGATTTTTGAAACAAATAAAAATGAAATTATTATTAATACTGATAGTGGTCGTTGTTCTAGACCATTATATATAGTTGGTCCAAATAATGATATTTTGGTAAAACAGAAACATCTTGAATTATTAAAATCGGGTGAATGGTCTTGGAAACATTTTATTAAGAATGGTTTTATTGAATATATTGATGTTGAGGAAATGGAAACTTGTATGGTTGCTATGAATATTTCTGATTTAAATAATTCAGAAACTGTATATACTCATTCTGAAATTCATCCTAGTTTAATGTTAGGAATTTGTGCTTCGATGATTCCATTTCCAGATCATAATCAATCCCCGAGAAATACCTATCAATGTTTAGATCCAAATGAACCAGTTTTAATGGGTGATGGACAATACAAATTAATAAAAGATATTAAAATTGGTGAGGAAGTTATAACATTTAATCCAAAAACTATGGAAAAAAGTATTACTAAAATTATTAATCAATATGTAAGACCAACTGATAAAAAGATATGTGAAATTGTTACTAAAAGTGGTGGAAAAATTATTGCTACAAATGACCATAATTTTATGACAAATCAGGGTTGGAAGAGGGTTAAAGATTTTAACGAAAATACTTTATTAGGTAAAATATTAGAACCCAAACCAGTTTCTAATAAAGTAGAAACTAAAAAACTTATTTTAGATTCCAAAATAATGAAAGAAGAATTGGAGAAATGTAATATTAGCTTGAAATTAATTAAAAATCATATAAAAAAATTAAAAGATATTGGATTATTACCTCTTTATAATGATTCTGAAAAATTACCAATATTATCTAGAATTTGTGGATTTGTTTTAACGGATGGTTCATTAAATGTTTATAATAAAAAACATGGAGGTATGACACCTCAATGTGGTTTTAATTTTGGTTGCGAATATAGTGGTAAATTATTTGAAGATGATATTGTAAGATTAGGTATGAAAAGGTGTAAATTATTTGAACAAAATAGGAAAGTTCATAATTATATGATGCATACCTGGGGTGTATCCCATAATGGAATGTTACCATCATTATTATTAGCATTAGGTATTTCTTATGGTAAAAAAACAGAAACACCATTTAAAGAAATTCCTCAATGGATTATGAATGGTTCTAAAATGGTTAAGAGAGAATTTTTGTCAGGATTTCAAGGTGGGGATGGTTCAAAAATAAGATATGATGATTGTAAAAATTGGAAAGGTTATAAACTACCACCAACATCAAAAGATATATGTATAAAATATGTAGATTCATTAGAATATTTTATGAACCAAATAAAAAATTTATTTGAAGAATTTTCTATAAATATGTTAAATATTAAAAAGAAAAAAAGAAGTGATAATCGATTTACAATTAAATTAAGTGTAAGTTCAAAACAAGAAAATTTAATAAAATATTTTGAAACAATTGGTTATAGATATGATGTATTAAAATTACGAGAAAGTGGAGTAATAGTTGAATATCTAAAACATAAAGAATTATATAAAGATGATAAAATGGATATTAAAAAATGGAAAGATATTGTAGAAATAAAAGGAAGTTGTATTTTTATTCCAATAGAAAGTGTAAAAGAAGTTGAGAAT